TCCCCATCCTACCCCCGATATCGCTACGTTTCCCACGCGAACCACCTTCCTGTCGCAGTGGACGATCTTTCCCGACGCAACAAGGACTCCATAGGCAGAACGGAATATAAGGTCATTTCGGTGATAGGGCAAATCGTGTTGTCCTGGGACGCAGATGGCGCCATCTGGAAGCTCCTGCAATGCAAAGTGAATCAGCTCGGGAGGAACGTTCCACCGATCGAAAATATCACCTGCAATCAGTATCGGAGCATCTCCTGCTACCTCCTTGAGAAACCGAAGGCACTCTGCCTGATACTGCTTCCAGTCCTCCTCCTGCCGACAGGAAGGAGCTGTCAGTGTCAGATGCAGGTCTGCCACCAATGCGGCAATGGGGCGCATGCTACTCTATTATCTGACCACAGAAGGGACACACTTGACCCTTTGTGGATTCGTGGAAACGTGCCTCTGCTTCCTCTGCTTCCTGTTTGAGCTGGAGGTAGAGTTTCTTCTGTTGTCGAAAACTTGACACCAGTACCTCCAGTCGCTCCTTGTTCTGTTCGAGGGATTTCAATTCTTGGTAGCAGGACTCCAGTGGTGCAATATCTGGCACCGGGCGGTACTGCGATTTCCATTGCTCGTACTCGCGGATGAGCGACTGGATTCGGTTCTGCTTGGAGGCGAGCTCCTTCCACTGCTCTCCCACTTCCAACAGTTCCTCAAGCACCTGAAGCCTTGCCACGTTCTCCTTTGCTTCCTTCCTCCGCTGTTGGTAGGAAAGAATGAGCTGCTGAAGGGTGCCAAATTTTGACTCTAAGGATTCGAGCTCCTCCTTGAGCTTCTTCAGTTTTTCGAAATCCTGAATTCTCTGTCGCAGCGGCTCGACCTGCTTCAGCTCCAGTTCCGTTTTGGTAAGCACCTCGGAGAATACCGAACACCGGCTCTGGGCCTCCCGCACCTCCTTCGCCACAAAGGCAAGCGACCGGTCAATCAGCTCAAGGTTTACAATTTCGTTCAGTTTTCGCGAGACCTCTCCAGCCGTGTCGTAGAACCAAAACGGCGGGTCGTGCTGGTCTTGGAAGTTGATTTCGCTCAACCGAAGCACGGAGGCGATCTCGTCGGGAACTTTGGTACCAAACGAAACAAACTCCCGCCCGTCCAGCTCGTAAACGTTGAGCGAAGAACCTTTAGCCCGCCTAACGGTGTGGACCTCCTTTCCGTTGCGGATCTTCAGTACAACCTCGGCCCGCTTCTCGCCCTTCCGAATGAAGTCGTCCCCTGCGAAGTCGTTAAGGCAGGTCCACCGCAAGGCCCGCAAAATGGCCGATTTTCCGCAATCCGAAGGGCCTATAATGGTGGTGATGCCCGGAGAGAATTTGATCTCCAGGTGCTGATGACACTGGAACCCTTTGAGCTCAATCGAATCCAATTTCATGCCGCTTTATTATCTGATCGTCAACGACTTCTGCAGAAGCAAAAATTTTTAAAAATTCCGCTTGCGTGATCGTGATCTCTGCCTATACTAGCCTCATGAAAACAAAAATCGATCCTGCAACCGAACATCCGAAGGTCCAGAATATGCTGTTCAAGCTGGTGTGGAAGTTCTCCCAGGAATACCCCATCAGCTTCGAAGACGCCTTGTCGGAGGCGAACTTCGCTTTTGTCAAGGCGTGTTACGACTACGATCCTTCTCGAGGGTCCAAGTTCTCCAGCTGGTGCTACTTCAGCGTCTGGACGCACCTGAAGACCGTTGTCATGAAACGGACAACGGATCCTTTGGTCTGCGTCGAGATTAATGACGACCTCCTCGGAGCTGCTCCGCCAGAGGTAGCACCCTCCTTGGAGGTGATCGAGCTCCTCTCGCCCAATGCTCGCAGGCTGGTCGAGTTGATCCTTGAGCCTCCTCCTCCAATCAGAGGCCAACAGGTTACGCCTCGCCAGTTGGTAAAAAGGATCAAAGATTATATGATCACGCAAGGCCTTAGCAAGAAGGCGGTCGAAGAAGCCTTCAAGGAGGCCCAGCAGACCTTGCGAGCGTTTTGGAATGAAACTAAAACCATACCAGTTGGAGGGTGTGCATAAGATCTCCCAGTTCGGTGGGAGGACCATTCTTGCAGACGAAATGGGCCTGGGCAAGACCGCCCAGGCCCTTTTTTGGATCAAGAACCAAAGGCAGAGAGAGCCAGGGGTGGTCTGTGTTGTTTGTCCTGCCAGTGTAAAGTATCACTGGAGGTGGGAGGCTTCGCGATTTGGTCTAGTAGCCCAGGTGATTGAGGGGAGACTTTCTAGGGAGCTGACTGGAGACTTCTTCATCCTGAACTACGACATTCTTTCTGACTGGCTTCCTGTCCTCCGTGCAAAAGATCTAAGGTATGTGGTCCTGGACGAGGCCCACTATTGCAAAAACATCTCTGCTAAGCGCACACGAGCGGTCTTCCAGTTGACTCACAAGGTTCCTTACATCCTTGCGCTCACAGGAACTCCTCTTACAAACCGTCCGATTGAGCTCTGGCCTGTACTGAAAATTGTCCGTCCTGACTTGTTTCCTTCCCGTACAAAATTTGCTTGGAGGTATTGTAAGCCCAGATGGACTCCTTGGGGCTGGTCTTATGACGGATCTGCGAATCTGGACGAGCTGCACCGGATCCTTTTCAGCACGTGTATGATCCGGAGGACCAAAAAAGAGGTCCTGTCTGAGCTTCCGCCCAAGTTCCGAAAGGTGATCTTTACTGAACTCCCAAACATTGAAACCTACTACCGAGCCCAGGACCACTTTCTCCAGTGGCTTGCTTCCTTGGATCCCGAACGGGCCCGTAGGGCCGCACGGGCCCAAGCCTTGGCAAAGGTGGGCTACCTGATGCGGTTGGTGGCGGAGCTGAAGCTGCCCTGGGTAAAGCAATGGATTTCAGATTTTCTGGAGTCCAATCCTGACGAAAAACTGGTATGTTTTACTTCCCACACCTTTGTGGTAGATGCTCTTAAGGAACGATTTAAGTCAAAGTGTGTGGTCATTGATGGACGGGTTCGAGGCGACATCCGGCATGAAACTGTTCGGAGGTTCAATTCGGACCCTCGGGTGCGGCTTCTGATCGGACAGTGGGTAGCAGCAGGAATCGGTATCAACCTCACCGCATCCCACTATGCTGCTGCATTGGACCTTCCGTGGACGCCTGGGGACCTGGTCCAAGCGGAAGACCGGATCCACCGTATCGGGCAGAGCAGGGACTGCTACGTTTTCTATTTGGTCGCAAAAGGAACCATTGAGGAGAAGCAGATCAAGTTGCTCCGGCGCAAGGCGGAGATTTTGGACGAGGTCCTCAGTGGAAAAAGGAGAAGGGACTTTAATATCTTCAACGAGCTTTTGAGGCAGATGGAGATAATATTTTGAGGAAGATGGAGATAATAGTATGCCTTGCCTCTCGCAAGGAGGCTTGGTTGAGGTAGAGGCTTCCTGCCCTCTGCTCTGCACGGCAGGAAACCTCGGTAGGTTGCAGGGTTGGTTGGCGAGAGCCTAGGCAGGACGAGAGTCTTGCCTAGGCATCTTTTGACATGAGAATCCAGGACCTACTATCTCAGTATCGAATTGAATACCGGGAAGCGGGCCAACATCACCACGCCCGTGTTGGATGGATTCAGATTGATTGTCCCTTCTGCGGCCCCGGCACCTATAAGTTTCACTTAGGCTATAATCTTGCTTACGGTTACTTCTCCTGTTGGAAGTGCGGCCCACACCCAAGGAAGGAGGTCTGGAAGCGGCTGGGAATTCCTTGGAGCGAGGTCAAGGGGATCCCACAGGCACGGATCGAGGAGAAGAAAAGCTACGTCAATCCTACACTGATTGAGCCTTCCTTCCGTGGACCTCTGCTTCCTCCTCACCGGAAATATTTGGAATCAAGAGGTTTCGATCCCGAGGAGATTGTCAAACTTTGGCACGTGGAAGGAATTGGCATCGCGCCTAGACTGTCGTGGAGGATCTACATCCCGATATACTGGAGGAGCGAAAGGGTCAGTTGGACGACCCGTGCCATCGGGGAATCTGTGGAGCCTCGCTACCTCTCCGCTTCCACCAAGGAAGAGCGCATTCCCCACAAGGACCTCGTTTACGGGATCGACTTTTGTTCACATTCCATCGTCGTGGTGGAGGGTCCGCTTGATGCTTGGCGAATCGGACCCGGTGCAGGAGCGCTCTTCGGGGCTGCGTTCACAGAAGCCCAGCTCCAGAAAATTTCCAAAATTCCCTACCGGTACATCTGCCTTGATGCCGATGCCCAGCTCACTGCAGAGCGTCTAGCAGACCAGCTGTCCGTCTTTCCCGGACAGACCTGGGTCATTCAACTGGATGCCAAGGACCCTGCAAGTGCTTCACAAAAGGAAATCAACAGGTTACGGAGGATTGCGAAACTATGAGGAAGCCTAAACATGCGCTTTGGTTCAGTGTGAACCCTCCCACTCCTAAGCAGGTAGAAGAGATCCGAAAGAAAGGTTACTACCTCGTGGGAATCGCGCGAGGGATGAAACTCGCACGCAACCGACCTCGCAGTGTCCAACAAGCGATGGCACTGACAGTCCGGCTCTCTGCTCTGGCCAGCGAATTCTTAGCTACTGGAATCTTTGGTGACTTTCCTCCTGAAGTCCTCCACCTTTTCTTCATCTACTATCGCAAGGCACGGACCGTCCTCTGCTTCATGCCTACCACCTATCCAGCAGGAAACGGACAGTGGGAGCATCGGGAATTCGTCGTCGTAGGAGCCCTTCCATGGCTTCCTCGCTCCACAAGAGATCTCACCTACCGACAGAAAAAGGCCTACGTCCGACGTCTTACCATTTGGCGTCGTAGGTGGGCCAAGCTCCGTCGGAAGTACGATCTCGGTTCTGAGGAAGAGACCATCGACGAAACGGGTGCCTCTGAGGGTACTGAGACTGAGACTCTTGAATAGCCCTCTCGCTTACGAGATTGGTTTATCAGCCACTTTCTCCCTCCAGTCCCAGTATTCCATGGGATCACCACCTTCCTTCCGTTTAAAACTCCTTTTCTAGTCTGTCGATTCATCTCGTCAAAAATTTGTGCTTTCTGCAAGATTTTTGACGATTGCAAAGATTTGTAGGAGTTGCAAAATTTTCGCAAGCTTCAAAAATTTTTGCCTGTTTCGTGCCAAATTTTGACAAACACTTAGCAACCTCGCTAAATTTGCCCTCATCTCTCGTTCATAGATATTCACTCGAGATGAGGTGTTTAAATCTTAACTCGAACATAGAAATTCAACTGAGAAAGTAAAAAATTTGACAGAAAAACAAAATTTTAAAAATAAAACAAAATTTAAACAATCTGAAATCCGACCGTGGAGAGGCCTGCGGCCTCTCTCCACGGACGGAGCTCAGAGAAGATTGATTCGAAGAAAGAATAGGAAGTCCATCTATCTAAGGTCGAAGAAGTCCATCTGATATCAGAGGAAGATCGGAAGAAGCCCATACCAGCAGAGGCCTGCGGCCTGACCTGCGGAGGGATACCATCTAAAGTCGACAGGAATGCCATCTGAACCAATCGGAGGATGCCCATTCAAGACAACCGTGGAGGAGCCCTTCGGCCTCAACCACGAAAGTCACGATCGGAGGGGAGCCTCCACTTGCAAAATTTTTCGCTCTCTGTTACAGTCCTGACTGGAGCGTTCCATATGCTCCTCTGAAACGCGCCTTGGTTCGGTAGGGTGGAGGCACCGATCCCGCCTCCACCCTTTCTTCGCGAGATAATAGACCGTCTATGGGGTTGATTTATGAACCTGAACAAGATCCGCAGGTCGAGACTTTCGTTCGGGAGTTCGCAGCCTTCACCATCCGTTACCGTCTCCACCGGTGGGGAAAGGGTGCAGTGCGAGGGGCCACCAAACAAGGATGGAGACCTCAGGTTCTGGAGCAGTGGCGCAAGAGCATGAAGGATCTCCTGCGTCTCTACCCTGCAGACCGTGTGGACAGGGTCCTCCAGTGGTACATTTTCCACTGGAGGAAGCCAGGAGTCCCCAAATGTTTTTCGTTGAGGACGTTCTGCCAACGATTCGAGGAGATCGAGAAGGCCCGCGAAAGATACATCCGATCTCCGAGATAATTCCTACGGATTGACGTGAAGGTCAAAGAAATCCGATCGGAAGAGGAGAGGAAGGTCCTCACCGCTCTGGTACTGAAGGACGGGGTACTGGCGGCGGTTTACAATGCCCTGGGGAAGGAAAAGGAACTGTTCCGGTCGCGATGGAGCAATCAGATTGCCTCCTGGTGCATGGAATACTTTGCCAAGCACCAGAAGGCTCCAGGGAAGGCGATCCTTGAGATCTTTCAGCAGTGGAGCTCCACCTCCAGGGACCTCGAATCTGTGGAACTGGTGGAGAGGTACCTCTCCTCCTTGGATGAAGTTGCAAAGGAGGTAGATGGACTGGCAGACGACTTCCTCATAGATCTGGCCTCCAGATACTTCAAGAAGGTTCAGATCTACCGTCTCCAACAGGAACTGGAGGTCCTGCTGGAGCGGGAAGATATAGAGACTGCGGAGACAAAGATCACCTCCTTCCAACGGATCCAGCTCTCCACCAACGACTGGATCGATCCGTTCAGCAAGGAATTCATCCTCAGGTCCTTAAGGCGGGAAAACGAGGAAGATTTGATCGTTTTCCCAAAGGCCTTGGGAGAGTTCTTCTCCGGACAGTTGAAGCGGGGAGGATTTGTTGCGTTTGCGGGCCCGGAGAAGCGGGGCAAGAGCTTCTGGTTGCAGGAGATCGCATGGAGGGCGCTCCTACAGAGGCGCAAGGTGCTCTACTACGTGTTGGGCGATATGCCAGAGACGGAGGTAGGGGAGAGGCTTATTTGCCGGGCAGCAAAGCGACCAATTGGGACAGGAGAGGTTAGAATTCCGAGATCCTTCATCTCCAAGGACCCGAGAAAGCCTCGCGTTCGGTACGAATCCCTCGAGTACACCACACGGATCGATCCTTTTGAGGCGGTTGCAGCGATGGAGAAAGTCCTCCAAGAGACCGCTGCTAAACATTCTCGCCTCCAGTTGAAGAGGGAAGGCGGAGGAATCCTTTCTGCTAGCGATATTGAGGGTCACATCCTCCAGTTCTGTCGCAAAGATTGGGTCCCGGATGTGGTAGTGATTGACTATGCCGACCTCCTGAGGCCAGAACGTGGCACCTCCCACATGGACCTCCGGCACCAGATCAACGCCACTTGGATGACACTCCGGCGGATCGCCCTTGAATACCACTGCCTAGTGGTGACCGCGACGCAGACAGCGGCTACTTCTTACGATTCAGATTTGATACGAAAACGAGATTTCTCAGAAGACAAAAGAAAGTATGCTCATGTGACAGGAATGGTCGGCATCAACCAAACGGAACAGGAAAAGGATTGGGGCATCTACCGTCTCAACTGGATTGTTCTCCGAAAAGGGAGATTTTCTGAACACCGGGTGGTCTGGACAGCAGGAGAACTGGCAGTAGCTTGTCCGTGCATCATCTCCTCTTGGTAGATAATAGGGTGACTATGATGCAGGTTACGAGGGAAGAGGCTGTAAACTTCTTTCTGGCGCTTGGATGTAAACGGGCGCCAGAGTGGGAGCAAGAGAAGTTGCTCCGGCGTTTAGGAATGGTCCACACCCGGTTCACGGAGAAAGACGTTCCAGCTGAGTGGTTGGACTTCTTCCGGAGACTGAAGAAAGAGAAGGATGTGACCATCGTTGTCAACGTTCCTGGAATAGAGATCCCTGAGATGGAGCCTGGCTATGAAGACCCAATCCCAGAGCCTCCTAAGGACCGGTTCGGTTGCCGGAAAGGGACGATCGGCTGGAAGGTCAACAAGGTTCTCTCGACAGAATGGCAAACACCAGAGGAGATTGCCAGAAAAGCGAGGCTCCGGGTGGACCAAGTGATGAGTCGCCTGCACCTGGGGATCTCTCAAGGTATCTATGAGAAAAAGAAAATCGTACTCTACAGACTGAAGGAGGAATATGCCGTACAAGATCATCAAGAGGTTTAAGTCGGTCCCGGCTGCACATCGTCAGCCGAAGCATCCCGGACACTGCTCCCAGATCCACGGACACAACTGGGTCTTTGAGGTGGAATTCACTGCGGATACCCTGGACTCGTGTGGATTTGTTGTGGATGTGGGCAAGCTGAGGTGGATCCAGCAGATGATAGACGATGAGTTTGATCACAGACTGATCCTCAATGAGAACGATCCGCTCCTGATGCTGCTGGAGATTCTGGAGGACAAAAAGTTGGCAGAGTTGACCATTGTCCCGGATTGCAGCATGGAGGGATTGGCGAAATACCTCCATGAAAAGATCATGGATCAACTGGAGAAGTATTTCCCGGATGCGAAGCAACGGGGATTGAGGGTGACCGCAGTCATTTGCTATGAAGACGAAAGAAACTGGTGCCGGTATGAACCCAATCGTGTTGCGTGATCTCTTGTGGTGGGTGCGGACCCAAAAGGACCGCATTTCTCATATCATCGCGGAGCGACTCCAGACACAAAGGAGGGATGAGAATGACCTTTCGCTGGAGGTCCTCCGGGATGAACACCAGCGTTGGGAATCTCTGGAACAGGTGTTGAAGGATGCGATATCCCGTTCATGAAAGGTTCTTCACCTTCCAGGGTGAAGGCTGTCACATGGGCAAGCGGGCATTTTTTATCCGCTTGTTTGGTTGCCCCATCCATTGCCCTTGGTGTGATAGTGCAGGGACATGGCATCCGGAGTGGATCCCTGCCCAGATTGAGAGGATTTCTGAGGAACAGCTCGTGCAGGAGGCCCTCCAGACAGGGGCAGAGATGGTGGTGATCACAGGAGGGGAGCCCACGATCCACGACCTTGGTCCTCTAACAGAACTGCTTTCCAAGGAAGGAGTCGCTGTGCATCTGGAGACTTCGGGAGCATTCCTTCCAAGAGGAAGGTTTGATTGGATCACGGTCTCCCCAAAGAAGTGGGCACCTTTGCTGGAGGAGAACGTAAGGAACGCCAGCGAGTTCAAGATAATAGTGGAGATGCCGGAGGACATTGTGTTCTATACTGACTGGATCCAGCAGAAGGGATTTGTCCCGACCCGAACAGGACCTTCGGTCTGGCTCCATCCGGAGTGGAGCCAACGTAGGAATCCCAAGGTGCTGGAGGCGATCATCCAGTGGGTTAAGGATAAAGGACTTCCGTACCGGGCTGGGTGGCAGATCCACAAGCTCTACGCGGTGGACTCTCTGGACCCACGTTCCCGTGCGGTAGTTCCCCTTGGTGGAGACGTTTCACGAGGGTACTGACATGGATCTTGACAAGGAGACAATTGTAAGGGAACTTCTTCGGTACATTGGGGAAGACCCTAACCGGGAAGGATTGAGAGAAACTCCAAAACGATATCTCAAAGCATGGAAGGAATGGACTTCGGGCTACAATGTGGACCCCGCGACGGTTCTGAAGTCGTTCGAAGACGGCGGAGAATCGTACGACGAGATGGTGATGGTGAAAGGAATTCCTTTCTACTCACATTGCGAGCATCATTTAGCCCCCTTCTTCGGGAACGTGACGGTTGCCTATATCCCGAACCGTCGAATTGTGGGACTGTCCAAGTTGGGGAGAGTGGTGGAGATCTATGCTCGACGCCTCCAAGTACAGGAACGGATGACCACGCAGATAGCCGATGCCTTGTGGACACACCTGAAACCCCGGGGAGTAGGAGTGGTGGTGAAAGCTCGACATCTGTGCATGGAATCGAGGGGATTGAGCAAACAAGGGCACGAGACAGTGACATCTGCATTGAGGGGGGAGTTCATGGAGGATCCGAAAGTGAGGGAGGAGTTTCTGAACCTCGCCCTGACCTAGACAGTGTCCACATTGAGTCACTCATCATTGATTCTGGTGCACATTCTCTCTACAATATCCATGTTCTGAAGCTTGTTCCAAGAATCGGAAAGCACGGACGACCCTTGGAGAAACCTATTGTTCGGTGGAGCCAGGGAGACTTTTCCTTCTACGATTTGTCTCCGGGTTCAGAGTTCAGGAACTATTGCGATCGATACGCCCAGTTCATCAAAGAGCACCAGCAATACGGGATCCTCTTCGTGAACGTGGATGTGATCTCCAATCCGGAACTGACATGGAAGGTCCAGAAATATTTCGAAGAGGAGCATGGAGTGACTCCTGTGCCGGTGGTGCACTATGGAACTCCCATGAAATATGTTGACCGATATCTGGAGGCAGGAAAGTATGATCTCTTAGGTGTTGGAGGGCTAGGTCAAGGAGTTGCAAGGGATGAATACTTTGGGTGGGCAGATGAGTTCTTCTGCCATATTTGTCCAGAGTCCAACCAATACCTTCCTGTTATCAAGACCCACGGATTCGCGATGACTTCTTGGGAGTTGATGTGCCGATATCCATGGTTTTCAGTAGATTCGGCTACCTGGGTGAAGTTGGCAGCCTATGGATGGGTTTACGTCCCTACTTCAGAGGAAGATGGCGTTTTTCGGTATGATGAGCCTCCGATTGTACTGAACTTCTCAGAGAAGTCCTCAGAGATCAGGTACCGAGGACGCCACTACCTAAACTCCTCTCCTGTTGTGAGGAAGATGGCTGTTCGATGGTTGGATCACTTAGGACTCACAGTAGAGCAGGTCTCTACCCACTACCGATACCGTTCAATTGCCAATCTGCACTACCTAAAAGATTTGGAAGAGAGTAGGCCGCCGTGGCCGCATCCTCTAGATTATAAGGTAGTAGACCGCCATTCAGTGCGGTACAGGAAAGGGTTCGGGTTATGAAGATCTATTTCTCAGGAGGGACAGGGCTGAAAGAGACCCCTGAGGCCCTGATCAAAGACAGGAAACCTCATATCATGTTGACTTTCCACACCCTCTCAGAAGGAGATTCAGGGGCAGTGGATCGACTGAAAGCCTACGTCCGAAGGAAGGAGAAGGAGAAACATGAGAATAAACCGTGAGCAATTGTTGACGGACCTGCGGATGGTTCAGCCAGGTGTTTCCCAGCGGGAATTCCTGGAGCAGTCCAGTTGTTTCTGTTTTTCGCAGGGGTATGTGATGACATTCAATGATGAGATCTGTTGCAGGAAGAAGACTGACCTGGACATCACTGGAGCTGTCCAAGCAGATGTCCTCCTGGAGATTCTTGAGAAGATCGATGATCCTGAACTGTCGGTATCGGAGTCTCCTGGAGAGATTCGATTCAAAGGAGAACAGAAGACCTTCGCGGTAGTGAAGGAGTCGGAGATCCTCCTCCCTGTAGACCAGGTGGAAGAGCCAGGGGAATGGAAACCGCTGCCTCAAGATTTTTCACATTCTGTGGAACTGGTCCAGCAGTGTGTCTCAAGGGACGAGAGCAAGTTTGTCCTCACCTGCATCCACATTACCCCGGAATACATCGAAGCCTGCGATAACCTCCAGCTAATGCGGTATCGCATGAATACAGGAGTCCCGAAGCCGATACTGGTTCGCGGATCTTCTCTCATTCATGCGGTCGAGTACGGAATGGACCAGATCTCCGTTACAGACTCTTGGGCCCATTTCAAGAATGAGCAGGATCTGATCTTCTCCTGTCGGAGGTATGTAGAGAAGTATCCTAACCTGGATCCACTCATCTCCTTCACTGGAACTCCTGTTACCCTTCCCAAGGCGATGGCTAAGGCTGCGGAGCGGGCTGCAGTCTTTGCTTCGGATCAGGCAGGGGATCCGTTGATTGAGGTGTCAATCGACGGCAAGGAGGTTAGAATTCGTGGAGAAGGTGTGTCAGGGTGGTACGAGGAGATTGGTGGTGTAGAATACGAGGGACCGGAGATGCGGTTCCTCATCTCTCCGATGCTGCTCCGCCATATTGCAGAGAATTACGATAGAGCGATTATCACGGAGGGACGGTTGAAAGTCTCTGGTCCTGATTGGGAATACGTCACGGTCCTAGGGATGAAAGCAGAGGAAGAATGATAGGGTTCTTCCATTCCTCTGAGGTCCTGAAGAGTGTCCCTTCTGGAACACTCCCTCGTTGTGGAACGTGTGGGCTCTTCAGGAAATGTCTGTCCCCCAAGATGCCTCCCTATGGGAAAGGAAAGAAAAAGATTCTGGTAGTAGGGGAGGCTCCAGGGGAGCAGGAGGACAAGAGGGGTCGTCCGTTCATTGGTTCGTCCGGCCAGTTGTTGAGGCATCACTTGGACGAGCTGGGCATTGATTTGGACAGGGATGCCATTACAACCAACGCCATCATTTGCCGTCCGGAGAAGAACCGAACCCCAACAGCGGACGAGATTGAGTACTGCAGACCTAACCTTCTAAACCTCCTGCAGCAATACCGCCCACGTGTTGTCATTACCCTTGGAGCCTCTGCCCTCCATTCCGTTATCGGGCGGTATTGGAAGGACATAGGTCATTTGGAACGGTGGGCAGGCTGGAAGATTCCGTTGAAAGGGTTCTGGGTATGTCCTACCTACCATCCATCCTTCCTGCTCCGCAACCAGGACCCAGTCCTTGAGAAACTCTTTCACCGACATCTAAAGGAAGCAGTCTCCATTGAGGAGGACCCCCAGCCTTTGGAGGTTGCTGATCAGGTTCGGGTTCTGTATGACGAGGATGTGGTGGTCCAGACCCTCCGTGCCATGGACGAGAAGGGCGGATGGGTGGCAGTGGACTACGAAACCAATTGCCTGAAACCTGAATGGCCAGAAGCAAAGGTGGTCTCCTTTTCCGTTTCCAACGGGGAAACTACCATTGCCTTCCCTTGGACCCCAAAGATCTCGGAGGAGGTAGGAAGGTTTCTGGTGTCCAAAAATACTCAAAAAATTGCTTCCAACCTCCGAATGGAGGAACGCTGGACACGGAAAATCTTTGGCCATGGGGTGTCCCGTTGGGGATGGGACACGATGCTGGCGGCCCATTGCCTCGACAACCGCCCAGGAGTCTGCGGGCTCAAGTTCCAAGCCTTTGTAAGGCTTGGTGTTCCTCCATACAACGAGAAGGTGGAGCCATTCTTTGACGTTCCTTCAGGTCGTCGCGTCAACCGCATCTCCGAAATTGCCATGGACACCCTCCTCCAGTATGGAGGGATGGACGCAGTATTGGAATGGCACCTCGCCCGCCTGCAGATGCAGGAGATGGATGAGTTTCGCATGCGGGGATTTCGGCTGTTGATGCAAGGACTCCTTGCTCTCTCGCGTGCGGAGGAAAACGGAATCGGGGTGGACGAGGAGAGGGTGAACTGGACAGAGGAGAGGATGGTAAAGAAATGTTCAGAAATGAAAGCCAAGCTCCTCTCCTTTCCAGAGTGGGACAAGTGGAGAAAACGATTTGGGAAGTCGGCATCGCTCACTTCGAGGGTGCAGTTTGGACAAGTTTTGACACAGGACCTTGGAATCTCCATTGACCGGAGCACTGGAACAGGAAGGGTTGCGACGGATGAAGAGGCCTTGTCAGAGATTGACAACGAGTTTGTTCAGCTCTGGAGCAAGTGGATGCACTACGAGAAGGTCCTGAGGACCTTCATTCGGGGAATCAAAAAGGAAATGATCAACGGGAGGGTCCACCCATTCTTCTCTCTGCACACAGCACGGACCTTCCGATCCTCCAGCGACTCCCCAAACTTTCAAAACTTTCCAGTTCGGGAAAAGGAAGCAGGGAAGATCGTGCGCCGGCTCTTCGTTCCCCGGAAGGGTTGTTGGTTGGTGGAGAACGACTTCAAGGCGATCGAAGTTTGCATTTCCGCTTGTTACCACAAGGACCCCAACTTCATCTCCTACATCACGACTCCCGGAAAGGACATGCACAGGGACATGGCCGCGGAGCTGTTCCTGTGCGAACCGAATCAGGTCACCAAGGAGATGAGGTATGCTTCCAAAAATAAGTTCGTTTTCCCGCAGTTCTACGGAGACTATTACCTTTCCTGCACGAGGGCCCTCTGGAGGTACGCAGAAGGGATACAGGGACCTGACGGACGGCCGATGATCGAGTGGCTCAAGGAGAAGGGCATCAAGGAACGGGGAGACTGTGAGCATGGAAAACCTCCCCGTCCGGGTACCTTCGAATGGCACGTCCGTCAGGTAGAATTTCGCTTCTGGAAGGAATGGTTCCCAGTCTATGACCAGTGGAAACAGGACTGGTATGAGGCTTATAAGAAAACCTTAAAGTTTCGCCTCTTGACCGGATTTGTCATCTCCGGCTACTACCAGAGGAATTCGGTGGTGAACTATCCAATCCAAGGGACTGCATTCCATTGCCTCCTGTGGACCCTGATTCAGGTCCAAAAGGAGATAATAAAGCGGAAGATGCGTGCAAAAATCGTCGGCCAGATCCACGACAGCCTCATCGCGGAAGTGCCCAAGGAAGAGCTGTTGGAGTACTTCGCTCTCGTCAAAGAGATTGCAACAGAACGAATCCGCGAAACCTTTGACTGGCTGATCGTGCCGCTTCAGATTGAGTACGAAGTTGCTCCGACCAACTGGTACGAGAAGCGGCCTATTGAGTTTAAGGAGGGGCAGATTTGGTTCGAAGGTCGTCCGGCGACCGTAGAGGAGATCGAAAATGGAGCTCTACAAAAAGTATCGGCCTAAAACTTTCAAAGGTGTGCTCGGACAGGAGGCTGCAGTCTCCAGCCTCGTCAAGCTGATTGAGAAGGGGCAGGTCCCCCACGCGATCCTCCTCAGCGGTCCGAGTGGATGCGGGAAGACCACCATTGCCCGCATCCTAAAGAACGTCCTGCAATGCTCCGATGCGGACTTTACGGAGCTGAACTGTGCCGACTTCAAAGG